GGACAGGTTCATTAAGCCTGTTGTAACGACCTTTAATGATCACATTACAACTACCCTGTTGGGATTGTATAAGTATATCCCGAACCAAGTAGGGACACCAGGGACCACGCCGAGCGAGCTATATACACTCGGAGAGGCAAGCGCGGTTATGACGGATCATTCAGTGCCCAAGGAAAATAGATATTGCTATCTTGATCCATGGGCGACCATCAAAATTGCCGACCAGATGAAAGGGCTCCTGAACGCTCAGTCAGGGAAAGCAGTAACTAAGGGTAGCTTTGGGAACCTACTTGGGTTTAATATGTATGATACCCAGGACATTAACACTCATACCTGCGGAACCATAGCAGGAGTTACGGATGTGCTTGTTGATGATACCGGAGTCGGTGAAGGAGATACAACCATAACGGTTGACCAGAATGGGACTCTTACTAAAGTTTTCACTCAAGGCGACATTTTTACGGTTGCCAATGTGTATGGAGTCAATACCATAAACGGCAACAGCACGGGCAGGCTACGTCAGTTCGTTTGTGAGGCTGCAAGTTCGTCTACTGGCAATGACGATGCCATAGAGTGTACGCCGGGAACCGCACCATGGAATATTTATTCCGCGAGCGCAACCGAAAAGACATTGCCGTATCAAACAGTTGATGCTTTGCCAGTCAATAACGCCGCTGTGAGCATTGCAGGGTCCGCTTCCCTTCAGCATAAGGTGAATCTTGCTTTTCACAAGGATGCTCTGGCATTGTTCATGGTGCCAGTTCACGCCCCGAGTGAATTGAAGTCATACCGTAAAAGCGGTAACGGGTTTACTATTACGGTGACAATTGGCGGGGACATAATCAATTATGTGTCCTATATTCGCTTTGACATCCTGTACGGGGTGAAGGCGATTAATCCATTCTTGGCATGTAGAATCGCTGGATAAAAAGGGGGGTGAAGTCATGTCAATGTTAAATGCGAGGTTTAAGAGGGGGATTTTTGGTGTTTCGGCTGGCACAGTCCAGACTTCTCAGGCAGGCGCCGGGACGTCGAATGTTTCTGGCTCCTTGGTGAATATCAAGGCTAAACCAGGTCCGCCTTTGACGTACCGAATTAATCTTGCCGGAACAAAAACAGGAGCTAATGCTGCAGCTGTGATTCATTTGAAACTAGGGGCTACTCAAGTTTGCTCCTTGACTCAAGACGCAGGCGCAGCTGTTGATTGGGCGGCAACGTTCATTATCGCTTTTAAGGATTCCAAGAATCAGAGGATTATTGGTACATTGGCGGAAGACACTGGCGATATGGAAATCAACTACGCAGCGGGCACTGTAGATTGTTCCGCTGGTGTGGCGATGGTTTGCCAAATCGAATCAGGGAATGCAAGCGATACTGTAACTTGCGAAATGGTTATTATTGAAGGAGGTGAATAAAATGGCAGTTAGATATTTAGGGGACTACAGCGCTGACGGACAGTGTTTGGGCAGGGCTGCAGCCGATAAGATAGGGTTTTATGGCATTACTACCCCGATTGTTCAGCCTAGCACCATTACAACGGTTGATACTACAACTGTTACAACGGTTGATACCACTACAATCACGGCGGTAGAAGTGGCAACAGCTACAACTACGGACCTTATCGGAGCAGCAAATATATTGATTACTGATTCGCAGCTTCAGGCTGAAACTATCAATAAATTGGTGGCCGATTCTAGGGCGCAAGCTGTAGCTATTAACACTTTGATTTCCAGATTGCAATCGCTTAACTTAATAGCGACATAAAGGAGATCATGTTAATGGCTACAACGTATTCTACTCCCCACACTTTCAGAGCGGGGCAGTCATTATTCATTGCGACCCCGGCGTACGAGGGGACTGCGCCGGGGTATTCTTACTCTCTTGCCTTAACTACAGCCAATTTAGTGCGACACGGTATTCCGTTTGAATTAGGGATTATGGAAGAAAACTGCCATGTGGATGATGGGCGGAATGCTTTAGTGCGGCAATTTTTAGAGGGTAGTTGCACTGATATGCTTTTTATTGACTCTGATTTAATGTGGTCTGCTGAAGATGTAATAAAAATGCTTACTCATGAAGATGGTATTGTGTGCGGGGCATACCCTAAAAAATGTACACCAAGCGCTTATCCGATTGGAAGAATTTTTCACACAAGACCAAACGGGATGTTGGAAGTATCTTATGCGCCAACTGGTTTCATGAGAATAAAGAGAAGTGTTTTTGAAGAACTTTTGCCTTTGCAATCCAGGCATGGAAAAGAAAGGCCAACTGCTGTATTTTTTGAACGCAAATTTAATGGGAAAACACGGGATGGCGGGGATGTAACTTTTTGTCGTAAATGGATTGCGTATGGTGGCAAGGTTGTTGTTGATCCACATCTTCTTCTTTCACACATTGGAAGAACACGATGGGCAGGTAGATTTATCGACTATCTTTCAACAGATGAAAACCGGGCAAAACATTTTGATGAAAGCAAAGATCCATTAATTGATAAACCAAGAGTTTTTGATACCCAAAGCGATACACGAACAGTCCCGTATTGGATTGATCGAATAAAAAAAGGGAACGTTTCGCTTGAAGTATTTGAATTCCTGACAAATGCTTACGGCAATAAGCCTTGGGCTGCAACGGCTGATTTTCAATATAGTGCATATCAAATGGCAATGAACCTTCCAGAAAATGCAAATATTTTTGAATGCGGGTGCGGCTTGTCTACAATTGTTCTTGCAGCAACAGGAAGGAAAGTAGTTGTTATTGAAGAACATATTGAATGGGCTGAAAAAACACAAGCCTTGCTAGATGAATGTGGTTTGGACGTGGAAATTAATGTGGCACCGGTAAAGAATGACTGGTATTCTCCAAAAGATAAGATAAAAAATATGGAAGTGGATTTCCTAGTAATTGATGGTCCAAGACGTAGGCATGGTGTTTCTAGGATGTGGCCACTTGCGAATAACGTATTGGCTGATAATGGAGTATTTTTAATTGATGACATTTCAGATTTGAGTGTCCCAGGACAATGGGTACGATGTGGTACGGATACCCGCCCGTTTGTTGCAGGACGATTTAGAAAGGAGAAATCATGAGATCAATTTTATACCATAAGGACGTTCCGTATGGGAATTTATTTACGGATGAGCATGAATTTGTAAAGGCCTTGAAAAATGAATGGAAAACGGCTCCGTGTTTAGTGAATGACCCAGAAACAATTGAATTACTGAAGGAAATGCCTATTGATGAGCCAGAGCCAATAGAGCCAGAGGAAAAAGAGTCAGAGGAAAAAGAGTCAGAGGAAAAAGAGATTTTGGTCACCACGGGATGGCTAAATGACTCTCCCCGCCCATTCGTTTCGCCACAGTTCCCGAAATCTTTAAAAGGTAGGGCCAAAGGCAAAAAAAAGGGTAAATAATGGCTACGCAGAGAACAGTGCTGGACCTTATAAAACAATCATTATCGATTATCCAGGTCCGTGACCCATCTGAGTCGTTGCCCTATGAAGATACTGCTGACGCACTATCTGTATTGCAGGACCTTCTTGCTGAACATGCAGGGGGGTTATCGGTCCCTATAGTTGTGCAGGAATCTTTGACGCTTGTTTCGGCGCAGAATAGTTACACCATAGGAGAAAATGGCACACCGGATCTTGACACGCAACGGCCTGAGCAGATCACAGGGGCATGGGTAAGGTCTGGCAATTTTGATTACCCTGTCCAGATAATAAGCGAGCGAGGGTATAGAAAAATATCCTACAAAACAAGCGGTGGCAGGCCTGTTGTGCTTTGGTATAATGCAACTATCCCGAACGGCACGATATATGTTTACCCTACGCCTGTAAGCGCAGATTCTCTCTATCTTTCATCTATAAAGTCGCTGCCTGAACCCACTAAGCTTACAGAAAATTTGCTTAATGACGTAGGGCTTGCAAGGAACTATCATTCTCCATTCAAATGGCTGTTGGCAGTTGAATTAGCCATGAATTACGGGCAATCACCAAGCCAATTTATGATCATCAAGGCGGAGCGAAGTANCNTA